CCATATTGGTGGGAAGGTTATAAAGGAGAATTAGCAGCATGATAGATTTTTTCTTTGGAAACGAAACGCATCTTTGGCTATTAATTACGGCAATTGTTTTTACATTTGTTGGTAGAATGCAAATGCGCCAAAATATTAGATTCGAAGCGGCAAGTTTGATTGGCGATACAGTAGACAATACAATCGAAAAGCTTATTGAAGATGGTTACATCAAAACTCGCTTAGATAAAAACGGCGAAGTTGAACTTTTAAAGTACAACGAATGATGAAATACATCATTGTAGATCCAGAAGAAGGAATCTTTCTGGGCACTGCTAAAAACGAAGAACTTGAAGACATACGAGGTATTCCTCGTGGTGTTAAAATTTTAGCACTTTTTTCATCACATAATATTTTTGAAATTACAAAAGCGGTTGGTTTTGATTCTGCTAAAGAAGCACAAGACTATCTCGATACATATATTTCAAGAGGATGCCCAAAAGCATTCGTTGCAAAAATTGAAACTGGATCTCAAAAACATCCCTTTGTTGATGTAATTGATATTGTAAGATCTGGTTATGGCGAATATGCTAAAGATATGATAGACTCAATTCCTATGCATAATACATCCATCCATTAATTTTTAAAAAAAATTCCAAGTTATTGTTTTCAAAGCAAACTTTTTTTCACAAAAAGGTTGACATTTGTTATGAAAAGACTTATATTAATAATATAAGGAATAAAGGAGAAAACAATGATTCAAGAAGGTATCAACTACGTAAATGCAAACGAAGGTGGATTGATTTTCCAAATTCGATTCCAAGGTGAAGACTTTGCTCGTCGTGCAGACAGTGTAGAAGATGGTATCTACTTTGCACAAGAATACGGCATCGCCGATTCTGTGTATTTTTCTTCTGACATGGATTTTGCATCTGAAGAAGGTTTTGAAACTGACAACGGTGCAAAAGAAATGTTTAACTCTATCATTGAAGGAGTATTGTAATGTCTAGAGTTTCTGATATCCTAATCGACATCCAAGATCATTTAGATACTGGCCGCAGCGATGCAGACATCGCTAAGATTGTGGGTTGTCCAGTTTCTTGGGTTACTCAAGAACGCGAAGAACATGAGCGTCTTACAGACGGTATTTTCGATGATGAACCTGAATTTTTTTGAAAAAAAGTGATTTTTTTTGAAAAAAAGGGTTGACATTTCTTCTGAAAAGAATTATATTATTAATATAAGGTAAAACAAAGGAAATCAAAATGCTTCTACAAGATGGTTCAATGATCAAAAACGACGTAATCGAATCTTTCAATCGTGCAGTCGAAAATCCTGAAAACATCAATGCAGACGGTTCTATCAACTGGAACTTTGTTGATGCAGATATGAACCTAGACTGCGGATATTACGCAGCATCTTACATCGCAGAATGCTTCGATGTTCTTGCAGACAACTTTGAAGGAGTAGCATAATGGGTACGCATGCAATGATCGGAATCGTTGAGAACGATGGAACTGTTACCGCTTCTTACTGCCACTACGATGGCTATCTTGCCGGTGTTGGTCAAACTCTTTTCAACCACTATAACACTCAGTATGATGCTGAAGTAGTTGCAAAAGGTGGTTATATGTCGGCTCTTTATGAAGACTATCTCACCACTCGTCAAGAAGCTGTTCACAACGAACCTCCTTATGAATACGAGTCTGTAAACCATTTCTTTGCGGAAGGTGCAGATGAATGTGGAGCAGATTATCTTTATCTTTGGGATGGTCAAGCTTGGTTCTTTAAACCAACTTACGAAAAAGTTGGCTTCGAAGAAGTTGAAATGAATTTGAAAAATAATTGAAAAAAGGTGTTGACATTTCTTTTGAAATGAACTATAATATCTATATACGGTGAATAAAACATCTTAACTCTGAAAAGGAAACTACATTATGGCACACGAATTGGAAATCATCAACGGTCAAGCTCAAATGGCATACCGTGAAAGCAAAGGTAAGCCTTGGCATGGTCTAGGAACTCCAGTTGGAGACGACATGACTCCATTTGAAATGATGGAAGTTGCAGGTCTTAACTGGGAAGTAGAGAAAGTTGATACTTTCTATCGTTACAAAGGTGACAATCATGCAACTGGTCAGCAAGCTCTGGTTCGCTCGACTGATGGCAAAATTCTTACTCAAGTTGGTCCAGGCTGGAACCCAGTCCAAAACTCTGAAGCATTCGATTTCTTTGCTGATTTCGTAAAAGCTGGTGATATGGTAATGGATACCGCTGGTTCTCTTAAAGATGGTCAAATCGTCTGGGCTCTTGCAGACGTTAAAGATGGCTTCTCGCTTTTCAATGGTGACGAAGTTCGTGGCTATCTTCTCTTTTCTAATCCTCATCAGTATGGTAAAGCAATCGACATTAAGTTCGTAATGGAACGCGTTGTTTGCAATAACACATTGGCTGTAGCTTTGAACGAAAAAAATCAGCCTTCTGTACGTGTTAATCACCGCTCTCAGTTTGATGCAGACAAAGTAAAAGAAATTCTTGGTCTGTCTCACAACAAAGTTGAGAAGTTCAAAGAAGCTGCTGAATTCCTTGGCTCTAAGCAATATGATCGTGCTAAGCTTGAGCAGTTCTTTGGTAAAATCTTCGGTGAGTCTACTCGTGAAGATCGTGTACTTTCTCGTACTGCAGAACGTGCAATGGAAGTTGTTGAAACTCAGCCAGGTGCAGAATTCCGCAAGGGTTCTTGGTGGCAAGCATACAATGCAGTAACTTACTTGGCTGACCACGAACTTGGTCGTTCGCAAGATACCCGCATGACTTCTGCGTGGTTTGGTACCAATGCAAAACGTAAAGTTGAAGCGTTGGATGTGGCATTAGAGTTCGCTGATGCCGCTTAATAAGGTAATTTTTTGGGGAGTATGGCTTGGCCTGCTCCTCATCCTTCTTGACCCCTTACAATATATCGTATAGGAGAAAAAATTGAAAATACTAGTAATGGGATTGCCGGGTTCAGGAAAGACCTGGCTATCTGAACGTCTGCAAAAAACATTGGAATGTGCATGGTATAATGCAGACAAAATTCGTGAAATGGCTAATGACTGGGATTTTACTCCAGAAGGTAGAAATCGTCAATCTAACAGAATGAGAAATCTTGCCGATTATGAAAAAGAACAAGGAAGGTTTGTCATTTGCGATTTCGTTTGTCCAACGAAAAAAACTCGTGATGCATTTGATGCAGACGTAGTAATTTGGATTAACACTATCAAGGAAGGCCGATTTGAAGATACAAACAAAATGTTTGAACCTCCAAAAAATGTGACCTTTAAAATTGATACGTATCTTTCTGACGAAGAAATTTCTGAAATTGGAAAAACAATTTTAAAATTAACAGGAGTTGAAGAATGAGCTTTGATTGGCAAAAACCAACTACACAAATGTTGGGCAGGTGGCAGCCGTGGCATCCAGGTCACACAGCCTTGTTTAAGAAGGCACTTATGGAGACTGGCCAAGTAGCCATTATGATTCGTGATGTAGGCGGGATCGTGGGCTCTGATGCTGGTGGTGGGCGTACAGTAGCACAAGATGATAATCCTTTTGATATTAATACTGTTACTATTAACATCGAAGAAGGACTTGCAAAGGAAGGCTTTACGCATGGTGAAGAATATATTATCATGCTCGTGCCAAATATTGTTGATATTTCATATGGCCGTGGTGTAGGATATACATTTACACAGCATGATCTTGGTGAAGATATTCATAATATTAGTGCTACAAAAATTCGTGCAAAACTACGTGAAGAAGGAAAACTAAAATGATTGTTAATGATGATTCACTACCTTCAGTTGTTACCGACGATACTCGTAAAAAGATCCAAGGTGCTCTAAAGGAAATGTCTGAGTCTATGACTCGTGCTGAAGCCGAAAAGGATTTTCAAAAAGAAATCGCTGAACGCATGCTAACTGAGTGTATGGTACCCAAGAAAGATTTTAACAAGCTTGCTCGTATTTACCATGCATCAACACTAGCTCAAGAAGCTGCTAAAAACGAAGACTTTATGCAATTTGCAGAAGCTGTATTAGCACCTCTAGAGCGTCAAATTGAATCGAAATGATACGTTGGTATGATTATATAGCAGCAGTATTAATGGCTGATTTATTAATGACTATTGCTTTTGTTGTGCCCTTTGTTGGATTTGTTGTTGCATATGCAGTATATGAATTTGGCTGGGACAGTTACTGTGAATACAGAAAATCAATGGAGCAATAAAAAGGGGAGCCGTAAAGGCTCCCCAATTAGTATTAGGAGGGGCAGTTGTTCTGCCCTTCTTATTATTAGAATAGATTTGCGATAGCAACTCTACGGTAGTATACGTTTGAGTTAGCATCAAGTGCGCCAGAACCTTGTGCAAGACCTTTAGCGAATGGGTTTGAAACCATACCGTAACGAGTCTTAAAGCCGATTTTTGGCTGGAAGCTGTTCTCACCAACTGCACGTACCATCTGTAGTGGAACGTATGGGCAATAGAAGATACCGGCATCAAATGCTGAAGTACCTTTGTAGCCAACCACTAGGTAGTTAGAACCTGCATATGGATCGATGTATACTCTGTAACGACCGTTTAGAACACCTGCGAATGTGTTGCCTGTGTCATCAACTTGTAGGTTGTTACCTGCTAGAGCTGGTGTGTAATCTAGAACACCTGCCATTTGTAGAGCTGAAGCAACATCTGATGAACACATTACGATGTTACCTTTGCCTCTACGAGTCGCTTTTGCGATCGCGTTAGCTTCTTGCTCGATTTGGAACATTAGACCTTTGAACTTCTCAACTGACCAACGACCGTTTGCATCGACGTCTAGGTCGAAAGTACCTGCAGAAGCAGTAGAAGCAGCACCAGCTACAGCGTTTGAGTAGATTGTGCGAACTACTTCACGGTTGATTTCTGCAAGGACTTCACCTTGTAGAATGTTGGAAAGTTCTGTTTCAGCGTCTAGACCGTGAACTGCACGAAGGTCTTGTGCAAGCTCAGTGGTGTATTCCGCTTTTAGAGCTCTTGATTTCGCTGTTACAGCAACTTTCTCGATTGAGAACGCCATTTCTGCGAAAGAGTTACCTGTTGAACCAAGTGCTTCAGCAGCTGCTGTATCCATACCAGTACCAGTTGTTTCTGAACCAGCACCTAGAGCATTTGCATGAGTACCTGTACCTGAGAAGTCTGTATCTGCTTCGTTGTAGAATGCTTCTGTACCTTGAGCAGTAGAGTTAGCATACTTAGAACGCATTGCGAAGATAAGACCGGTTGGGCCAGTCATTGGCTGAACACCAGCAATATCGTATGCAATTAGATTTGGCATTGCACGACGTACTAGTGAAATAAGTACTGGGTCGTAACCAGCAACTGGACCAGTTGCAGTTGCGCCTGAACTGAAACCAGCGGGGCTAGAACCAGAAGCATTGATTGGTGTTTCCATTAGAAGTGAAGACTGAGCTAACTGTTGATCACCGGACTCTAAAAGAGCTTTTTCGGTGTTCTCTAGAATAGTTGCAGTCACCGCTTTTCTGTGGCTGTCTTTAATTGCTGCGAAAGAGTCGTGCTCAAGAATTGGGCTCCACTTTTCCACAAGCGCCTGATAGTTTGACTGTGTCATTTTTTTCTATCTCCTTATTAATGAAGTTCTATCTGGATATTATTTATATTATTTAGTTTTTCATGTTGTTGTTGCGTCTTGCGTTTAGAGCCTCAACAAGAGCATTGATTGTGTAGTGATCAGAAACCGGTTTTACTGCAACTTCTTCTTCAGTGATGATTTCTTCTTCAACTTCCTCTGTTACAACCTTTGCATCTTTTTTGAAGAAAGATTCTTTTAGAGTTGCTAAATCAGATTTATAATCGTCTACATTAGCAAAATCTAGTTTTTCTGATAGGACTTTTAATCTTTCACGCTGAGTGATTGTTAGATCTTCAGTCATTTCAGTAAAAACTTTTTCTGCTTTAAGTGCAGTAATCTGCTTTTTAAGTTCAACGTTTTCGTTGACTTGCTCATTAGCAGTTTTCTTAAGACCTTCAACTTCTTCTTCAAGACCAGCAACTACATCAATTGATTCTTCATCAATTTCAATATTATGCTCGTTGAAAAGATCCTTAAGACCGGTCATTAATGATTCAGCCATCTCAACTTTAATACCAGTTTCGATCGCTAATTCATTTTCTTTCATCCACTCTTCTACAACGTAGTCGAGATATGAATCAAGATTTTCTACAATTTTTTCTACAGACGCTTCAACTGATTCTTTCATTTCAGCTTCTAGAGCTTCAGTTGTTTCTGCAATTACTGCTTCAGCTTTCTTAGTTGCAGCTTCATTAACAGCAGCTTCGAATACTAAAGTAACTTTTTGTGTAAATTCTTCAGATAGGTCCATGCCTTCAAAGATAGCTTGAATTGATTCTTCAATTTCAATTACTTCTTCAACAATTTCTTCTGACTCTTCGTCTTCGGCAGCTTCTTTAACGGCGCCTTGGCCTGGAGTTACAGAAGCAACTTTGTCTGCTTTTGGATCAACTGATTTTTTAACATCAGCTTTTTTCTTTGCGATAGCACCGCCGGCCGCATTTGTTGGTGTAGCAGCTTCCGCTGGTGGAACTCCTTCACCGCCTGTGTGGTCAGCAACGAACTTTTCGTCTAACTCATGTTCTGACATATGTTCTACTCCCTCTTAGTGGTTATTCTATATGATTACTATTTATTATTAATTCAATTTCTAAGCGAGTTAACAAAGCGCTCGAATAGTCTCGCTGCAGTGCTCTCATCAACACGATGAACAACTCTTCTAATTTCTTTTTCTACTTCCTGTTGAATCTCTTCAATAACCTGTTCAATAGGTTGTTGAGCAATCCAATTTCCAGAAGCAATATCATAATAGTATTCAGCATTTTCCATGATACCATTAACGAAGCAATTTGGACCAGATGGATCTGTCACAACATCTACTGTCGCTAAATGAAAGTCGTCTTGAACTTCCATGATACCTTCCTTGGTTGGTTTAACAGAACCAAGGCCTCTCGTTGATACACCAACAGTAATACCTTCATCAATGAAAGTTTTAACAATTTCTCCCATTGGAGTACCAAGAATTCTCGCTTTACCGATAAAATTAGATCCATCTTTTTTCATTTCAGTGATTAAGTGTGAAACTCTATCACCATTAATTGATGGACCATCTGGGTGACCTAGTTCACCAAGCGCTCTTTTTGTAGCAATGAAATCTTTTTGATAGCGATTCATTTCTTTTTCAAGAACAGCAGAAGGATAGATTCGGCCATTTCGGTTTTTAATATCACCTTGCATAAAAATGCCTTCGATGAAGTAAGACTTTTTACCAGTCTCTTCATTCATCTCAGTCAATACCTGAGCTTCTTCTGTTACTTCTGTTATAAGCTTCATGTTAATACACCTTTATTACAATTTGATTATATTTATAATATTATAAAACTTTATTCTGAAAAGATTATGCTTCTTTAGCAAAGCTTAAGATTTCCTCAAAAGCTTTTTTACTTTCCATAGCTTCTTTAGTCATTTTATTTTTACCACTAGAAGACATATTTTTAAATAGATTATTTAAAGCATCTGCATCTTCTTTTTTAAGAATCATTTGTGACTTATCATTGAACTTGACAATACCTTGACGAAATGCTTCATCCATTACTTCTACAGATTCTTTAGTAGTAATTTTATCTTGACCACGGTCATTAGTTACATCTGTACGTGCTTTTTTCATAACGGTACGAGTTTTTCCATCTGAACCAGTTTGAGTTACTGGGCGCTTTAACGCTGAAGATGTAGTTTCATCTAGTTCTACTTCTTCTTTACGAGGAACTTTGCGATATGACTGCGGCATTTTGTTAGCAGCCTTATCTAATTTAGATCCTTTTTCGCCAGTATAACCAGTTGTTTGTGCCAAACTGCGCGCCGCAGCTTTTGTGAAGCTATCAGAACGCTTTTTTGCTTTATCCTTAAGTCTTTTAGCTTCAGCATCATTCCCCAATGTTTTATGAGCACGAGCTTTTTTTCTTAAGGCAGAATCACTTTTGTCACCCATAGATGCCTTTGTTTTATAATTATCTAAAGTCTTTGGCGATAATTCGTCTAGCTGTTCGACTTCTTCCATTTTATTAGCAGCGCGGTTTAAACCTTTAACTCGGTTTTGACCTTTTTTAAGATCTGCTGTTGTAAGAGTACCTTTGTCAAGCTTATCTCTTTTTGCTCTAAGATCTGCACCAGCTTTACCGTGGTACTGACGTAGAGTTTCTTGAGAAATTTCATCGATTTGCTCTGCTTCTTCTTTAATAAAGCCACTAGAAATTTCTGAAGCAGGAACTCTACGAGCTTTTAAGAATTTAGTAATCTTATCTTTGTCACCAGTAAGAACCATTTCAGTAGCGCCGCCATGTTGAATAAACTTTACACCAAGACCAGCTTTTTTTGCTCCAGCTTCTAATTTTTTCTCATAGTTATAATCTATATCCATAGAAAATGTTGCTTCGTCGAGCTTAGCTTCTTCTTTCATCTTCTTTTTTCTCATAAGCTGGAAGTCATGAGCATCGATTTTGCCATTTTTGTTATGGTCTAATTTCTTTTGACCACTAGAAAGAGCTTCATCCATGTCATCGCCATGAGCACCAAAATTACCGTGTAAATCTTGGGCAGCTTGTTGCAGCTTACTTAATTTGTTTTGCATCCATTCTGGAAATTCTTTACCTGCTTTCAGATGCTCTTTCATTTCGCCAGCAACATATGCAATAAAGTCTGCCTGATCCATTGCCATAGATGATTCGTCTGGAGATGCAGTATCTGCAGCTTCGTTAACACCAACAGCAGCACCCTTCATGCGAGTGTCTTTATTCATCACCGCTTTATCATAATTTGCATCGCCTTCTTGGTCGGCTTTACGCTTTGCTTTTGGCTTGTCAATACCTTTATGCTGTGCATCAGTAGCAACTGGATGTTTACCAATAGCTTGTGAGTGTTGATCCCAGAAAGCTTTTTCCTCTGCAGGTTTTGGTACTGCAATTTCTGAGATAATTTGTTTAAAGGATTTCATTTGAATCTCCTGGCTTTAAATTTAATTTGAATATATTTATCCATTTATGTTATTTGCTGAATCTTGCTGCTGAGGTGGCTCTTGTTCGGGCGCTTCTGGCGCTTCTGGCTCTTCTTGAGGCTCTTCCTCTGCTTCTTTTTCAATTTGCTTTAACTGTTCTTTAATATCTTCTTCAGACATCCGTAAAACGTTTTTACGAACCCAATCACGAGAATAATATGTACCAATGTGCTCTTCAACTTCGCGAAGAGTTGTAAGTCTTTCCTTAAGGATTTCGCCTTCTTTTAGTTCTTCAAAATAGTTATCGACAATAAAGTCGTATCTAATATCATTTTTAATTTCGGCGAATTCTTCAGGTGTCATAATACCTTTAAGAACAAGCTGTCTTTCCATAAACTGTGTAAATATAACACTAAAGCGAGATCTTAGGCGGCGAATAAACTTACCAAATTTTAATTCATCTCGTGTAATTTCAGAAACACGGCCAAATGAATACATTGTTTCTGGCTCTAAACGAGATAAAGGAACTTTAAGGGCTTTAAATAGTTTACGTTGAAAATACTGGAGGTTTGTATCATCAGTAAGACCAGCTGCATTACCGCCAGCCATCGTATCAACTTCTGTAGTTCTTTCACCACCACGACGAGGGAACCAAAAATCTTCGGTCATTGTCATCATTTTGCGACCATCGGTGATTTCGCCAGTTGATGAATTATATTGCAATTTATTTTTATGGCGAACCATCATATCTCTTAGATATTGTTCAGCTTTTG